CAGCATGTCGTCAGTTCGATTCTGGCCGAGGGCTCCAAACAAAAGGTTATAAAATGAAAACTGTAATTTGTGACATTGACGGAACGATAACAAAACATATGCACGCTGGTCATGGCGGCATTTATAACGAACCACATAAAGTTCTTCCAGGAGTAGTTGAGAAGTTTAGAGAATGGGAAGCACGTGGTGATAGAATTATACTTATTACTGGCCGAAGGGAATCGGTAAGAGAAATAACCGAGTCTGAGTTGAGAAGGTTGGGTATTCCTTGGGATACTTTACTTATGGGTCATGCAGACACTGGACGTATACTTATAAACGATATCGGACACAGAGGTCAAACTAAATGTCATGCGATACCTGTAGCACGTGATGGTGGATTTGAAGGGACCAACTGGAGTATATGTGGACTATAAATTTGGCGTGGAATGTAGATTGAATATGAAAGTAGAATTGATAGATAAAATGGGATCGGATCTCAGTGTGGTTAATGCCGCACGAGTATCGTTTGGTAAAGAACACACAAAAATGACTGATGGTGATACGAAACTTATTAACTATCTTGCAACTCACGGTCATTGGTCCCCATTTTCACACGCAATGTTGCAGTTTCGCATATCGGCACCTATCTTTGTTGCACGGCAGTTAGTCAAGCATCAGGTAGGTTTGGGATGGAATGAGATATCCCGTCGATATGTAGATGATGATCCAGAGTATTATTGGCCTACCGTATGGCGAGGAAAGCCAGAAGATAAAAAACAGGGAAGTAGTGAGGAGGCCATTACTTGGTTGGATCGGAATATGAGAGTAGGTAGTGCAGTTCAGGAAGTTTATGAACTAGCAGATGAAACCTATAAACGCATGCTTAACGCGGGCATATGCCCGGAGCAAGCCCGTATGGTACTTCCACAAAGTGCTTATACGAGTTGGTTCTGGAGTGGTTCCCTATACGCGTTCGCTCGGGTTTGTAACCTGAGATGTAAGGAGGATGCTCAAGAGGAGACAAGAGAACTTGCTTGGCTTATTGATGAATATGCCAAACTAGCGTTCCCAGTTTCTTGGAAAGCATTAAGGGACTAATGTCAAGAGGCGAGAATACATAAATATAGTATGCTTGTATGAGAAAGCAAGTAGATTCTTGTGTATTCTTTTTAATGTGTCTGATATTTTCATAACAAAAAAGTACTTGACTTTTGCGTTGAATTGTTATATAATTATAGATACTTTTTGAAAAAGGAGAAAAACTAATGGCTGATATTATCACAAGCGTGAAGGGTTGGATCAATAAGATTTCGGAAGTAGCAGTAAGTCTTATCGCCCTTGCAGTAGTACTTCAGGTACTATTTGGAGCGGATTTGATCTTTCTACCTGTTGATGTTATTGGAAACATTACAGGCTTGGTGGCAACACTGGGTAGTCAAGGACTAGTTGGCTTAGTCGCTATTGGCGTTATTTATTGGATCTTTACAAAACGAGACTAATAAATAGTAATGGTAGTTTGGTGGGTGGGCCTCCGGGCCCTACCACTTTTATATAATGGCAGTAATACAAGACAAATACAATACACACAATACAATACGAGGTAAGAAGATATGAGTTTTAATGCTCTAAAGAAAAGCTCTGGGAAGTTCGATAAACTACAGAACGAGCTTGAAAAACTAAACACCCCAACAGCAACGTCATCTTTTCAGGATGACAGGTTCTGGAAACCAGAACTGGATAAGTCTGGCAATGGTTATGCCATTATCAGATTTCTACCCCAACCCGCCGATGAGGAACTTCCATGGGTCCGTCTTTGGAATCATGCGTTCAAAGGTCCCGGTGGTTGGTATATCGAAAACTCACTCACAACTATCAATAAGAAGGACCCTGTGTCAGAATATAACACAGAACTTTGGAATAGTGGTAATGAGTCCGATAAGGACATCGCTCGAAAACAGAAGCGAGTTCTAAAGTACTATGCTAACATTTATGTCGTAAGTGATGCAAAGCATCCCGAGAATGAAGGCAAAGTGATGTTGTTTAAGTTTGGTAAGAAAATCTTTGATAAGATTACCGAAGCCATGAACCCCGAGTTCGCTGATGAAGAAGCACTGAACCCCTTTGACTTATGGAAGGGTGCTGACTTCAAACTGAAGATTCGTAAGGTAGATGGTTACTGGAATTATGATAAGTCAGAGTTTTCTGCTCCATCACAACTGTTGGAGACAGATGAAGAACTTGAAGCCCTCTGGAATAAAGAGTATAGCCTTAAGGCATTTACTAATCCAGACCAGTTCAAGTCTTATGACGAATTGAAAGAAAAGTTGAATCGTGTGCTTACCGGTTCTGGTGTAGGTAGTGCTACTGTTTCTGATATTACTGAGGCTCCAAAGTTTAATAAGACTGAGGATTATCAGGAGCCTATCAGTGCAGAGGCCGATGAGGATACTATATCATATTTTTCTAAACTCGCTGACGAGTAAAATAGTACTCTTAAAACTTTTAAAGAGCTCCTACGGGAGCTCTTTTTTTTATATAAATAGTATTTGATATGGCTAAAACTTTAGATGACTATATACAGGAGATAACTACACTGGCAGAGGATAGAGATATGTCTATGCGTTGGTATAGGGATCAGGTAAGGGCGGTAGTACCTAAAAGTTTTAGTGAGAGTAGAACAACTGGATTAATAAGAACTGGAGACATTCAACAAAGGCCTGCATGGGGTGTGTTAAACCTATATGGTTATGATCCCAAGCATGAAAAAATACTAGAGTATTATGATGTATTCCCATTGACCATACCAATAGAAAAATTGAGAAATGGTTTCATAGGAATAAACTTACACTATTTAAGTGTTCCTATGAGAATGAAGTTACTTACAAAACTAATGCCTTTGACAACAGAGAATAGAATTATAGGTTGGCGTAGGGTGTCTAGGTTCAGAGAAATAAAACCTTGTGTTAAACGATATCTAGGTAGTATGGTGAAAACAGCATTTCTTCCTATTATAGAACAACAGGAAATGGAGTTGGCAGCGATGATGCCACTTCAGAAATTTAGAAAGGCTAGAGAAACTAAAGTCTGGGCCGACAGTAGGAGAATGATAGCATAATGTCAACTCAAACAATGACAACATTTACCAGCATGATTAAAGATGGTAGATACTCAAGAGGTTATGATTATAGAGTTCTGGTTAAAAATGCTCCCGTAGGTCTTGGTAGGGCGTGGGAATTTGATTTACGTTGTGAAAGTATATCTTATCCGAGTCAAAATATAGAAACAACTCAGGACAATATCCGACCAGGTCCCATAAGAGACCACGCCTTTGGTGTGAACTATGGTAGTGTGTCCGGAACATTTTTAGACGGAGACCAACTAGAACTAAAGAGATTCTTTGAAGATTGGCAAAGAACAGTATTTGACCCGGAGTCGTTCAAAGTAAATTATTATAACGACTATGTTGCGGATTTAGAAATATCTCATTTTAAAATGCACGACAGTCAATCTGAGACTGTTACACAAAAACCAGTATATCAAGTATTGTTGAAAGAGGTTTTCCCTAAAACAGTTAACCAACTAGAAGTTGGAACATCAAACGGAGATTTTTTAAGAGTATCGGTGGAATTTCAATACCACCATTGGACAAAAATAATATAATGGAGAAAAATTTTGGCTTTACCAAAAATTGCTGCGCCGCAGTATGAATTGACAGTACCCTCAACAGAAGAAACAATAAAGTTTAGACCGTTTCTAGTAAAGGAGGAAAAACTATTATTGTTAGCTAATGAGTCAGACGGAGAGGCAGAAATGATTACGGCCGTTCGCCAAATCATTACAAACTGCACGTTTGAAAAAGTAGACCCAGAGGCGTTGGCGTTATTTGATTTGGAGTATATCTTTTTGAAGATACGAGCCAAGTCAGTAGGAGAAGTAGTAAACTTAAAACTACTTTGTGAGGATGATGGAGAAACTTATGCAGATGTATCTATCAACCTTGACGAAGTAGAGATTGATTGGAATGAGAAGCATACCAGTCATATAGAACTGACAGATGATATTGGTCTGATGATGCGTTATCCTCAGTTTGACCTTATCAATGCCGGGGGTGCCGAAGGTGGAGAAACAGAATACATCTTTAAGATGATAAAGAATTGTATCAACCAAGTATACGAAGGAGACACTATTCACGAACGGTCTGATTTTAGTGATAAGGATTTAGATGCCTTTATCGAAAGTTTAACGTCCGAGCATTTTCAAAAACTACAAGAGTTTTTTGAAACAATGCCCAGACTACGACATGAGGTAAAGTTTAAGAATCCTGTAACAAAGAAACAAAACAAAATGACATTGGAGGGAATGCAAAGTTTTTTCGAGTAGCTCTCTCACATGATAGTTTAGAAAATCATCTGAGAACTAATTTTGCCATGAAGCAACATCATCAATGGACTATAACAGAGTTAGAAAACCAGATGCCATGGGAGAGAGAGATTTATCTTACATTATTGAGTCAGTGGGTTGAAGAAGAAAACAAAAAGCAAAGGGGTCAAAATGGGTGAAGAAAATCAAGTATTAGTAACAGAGAAAACATACGAGGTCAATAAATCAGACTTCTTAACAATACAGGGATTTGACCAGAGTAAGACTTGGTACAATCAGACTGCTGGGTTCATGGATACTTTACGATTGATCCCAAGACTGTTGATGATATGTTATGGTTATATATTCTGGGTGTCAACACAATGGTTCATGGCACAACCAGACCCAACCAACGCACAGGCAGCGTTTATATCTACTATTGTAGGTGCCGGTGCCGCATGGTTTGGTTTGTATGTTGGTAGTGGACATAAACCTGCATCGAGTAAAAAGTAAATGGCTAAGAAAGAACCTAATATCGCTGATCTGTTAGCAGCAATGCAAAAAAATCAGCAGGTCGAACAATCTCAAGAAAATCGACAGTCGGACAATGCTCATGCAGATGCTGTGCAGATAAAGGGGGGATTGGATAATCTCAATAAGACCTTTACATCAAGTCTTGGCGACCGACTTGACAAGATGGCAACAGAGCGAACACCATTTGAAACAGTAGAATTGTTGGATCAGATACGGTTGGGCGTTGATGGTATGAAGTTGTCTCTTGGACAACGATTCGGTAGGTTCTTTACTAACTTTTTAGGCATCATGCCAAGTCTTGCTGCTCGTAAGGCAGCTAGACAAGCAGACCTTGCTACAAAACTTGTTGCGATAGATACCCGAACTATAGCTGAAACTGCAATTGAACAACTGGATGCTATGCGGGAATCTTCAGGCCTGAGTAAAATAGCATCGGATAGAGATGACAGACGAGCCAAAGCTATTTTTGGAGCAAAGGGTTTTTGGGGCAAACAGTTTAGTAGAATGGGTAGTGGTCTTAGTTTTATAACACGCAGTGGCGGTAAAGCTAAAGAAAAAGAAAATGAAGAACGGAGACATAAGTCCAGACATATAACATTACTTGAAGCGATACTTGCGGCTCTTGGGGGCAAAGCAGAAGAAGAAGGTCCGGAGGATGGTGGACGTCCAAAAGGTAAATGGGCTAAATGGGCCATGGCTCTTAAAAAACTAGCAATGATAGGTGGTATACTTATTGGACTAGCAATAGCACCATTTATTTTCTTTGGTAGTTTTGTTAAACAGTTGGGAGTAGAAACAAAGGCTATTGGTGCTTGGATAAAGAAAACTGCCAGTTGGGGTAAGGGAACATTTTTCAATCCTATCAAAAATGCTTTCAATAGAATAATGAAAGTTGGTGGTTGGGCAGACGAATTCAAAAAAGGTTTTGATGCTAAATGGAAAACCTTTAAGGCTCGGTTTACACCATCGAGTTTGATGGGAGTATTTAACCGTTTTAAGATGCGGTTGAACGCTATGAGGATGGGTGTTAATACAAGTATAGATGATGCACTCA